AACCAAGAAATCCTTCTTCAGATTTGATAGCTCAAATAATATTGCAGACATATAAAGGAAATCTAAAGTATAGCCAAAATCAGAACTGCTTCTTTATATATGAGCATAAAAGTAAAGGCTTATGGTCTGGTTTGTCTGATATAGAGATGAAAGGAGAGGTAAAACGCAGATTAGACATAGTGAAGGATCATTTGTTACCAAGTGGTTACAGCATGAATCTCGTTAATGACTTGGTAGAGCAACTCAGAATCTCTGAAATATTTGATGATTGGTATGAAGATAATAAACATCTCCTATTTAAAAATGGAATACTCTGCATAGCTACTAAAGAGCTACTACCTTTCGATAGAGAGATGCACTTCACTCAGCAACTCCCTTACAACTATGCCCCAGAATCTACCTGCGAACCTATTGTTAAATGGCTGAAAAGAGTACAGGATGGCAATTGGGATAGGGTACAGGTATTGAGAGCTTGGCTACGAGCTGTACTGTTGAGTCATTCAGACATACAGAAATTTGTAGAGATAGTAGGGCCAGGTAAGTCAGGGAAATCTACATACGCTAACTTGGCACATGCGTTGGTAGGTGATGATAATGCAATGATCTCCTCATTAGAGCATTTGGAGAAAAATCGTTTTGAAACCGCTAACTTATATAAGAAAAAGTTATTACTCTTCAATGACGTAGAAAGATATGGTGGTTCTGTATCCGTATTGAAGGCAATAACAGGTAGAGATTTAATAAGACATGAGAGAAAATTTCAGTCAGGATCACAGAAACCATTCAAGTTTAATGGCTTGGTAATGATCACTGCCAATGAGCCTATACAGACCACTGATCCTACTTCCGGATTAGCCCGTAGACGTTTAACCATACCCTTCGATAAGCCCTTCTTAGGCAAGTCTGCAGACCAACGAACCCTAATAGATATGGACGACAAAGGAAGGCCATTCGGGGACTTCTCCGGCATGTTAGCTGGTCTTGTAAACTGGGTTCTGGATATGTCTGAAGCAGAGATGAGAGAGTACCTAATGGAGACAACTCAGAAGGTAGATTTCTTTGCAAAACACAATAGAGAACAGATACTTAAATCTAATCAGATAATGGATTGGATGGAGCATTGTTTGGTATTCGATGAAAATGCTTCTGCACCCATAGGATTGGCTAAATCTGCTGCAGCTGGATCTTCAAACGTCTACATGGCACATGACAAATGGCTATATGCCAGCTACTGTGAGTTCTCCAAAGCTTCAAACAGCAATATCTTAGGTAGAAGCAGATTCGAGACACTATTGATAGATGTATGTGTACACCAGCTGGGACTCAATGTATATAAGATGAAGGAACGACGTGGAGTTAGGGTGATAAACATTGCTTGTCGTATGTCTGACCAAAAATATCTTAAGTATCCTTCAATAATCGAGGTTGGTCTAGACAAAGAAAAGTGGAAAGAGCAATATGGGAGTATTCTAGATACACCAGTACAGGCATCTTAATGGAACCAGGGAAACATCTGATACTAGACCTCTACGGATGTGAGGCAGATTTATTAAATGACTATGAAAAGTTAAAATATATCTTTGAAGATACCTTGTGTATATGTAATGCAACCGTATTAAATGTTATAGGTAATAAATTTGAACCTCAGGGAGTTACGTTGTTAGCTTTGTTGGCAGAATCGCATGCTTCAATACACACTTGGCCTGAACATAATTACTGTGCGGTAGATTTTTATACATGCGGAGACTTCTCAAGACCACAGGGTATTGCCGATCATTTGTTTATAAAATTAGGAGCTAAGTCTCGTTTAGAAAGAACATTGGATCGTGCTCCAAAATTGTGTATATTTAAGGAAGAATACAGATCTTAAATGAATAAAAAACCTAAACTTTTATGGATAGGGGATATAGTAGCTAAAACAGGATTTGCGAGAGTAACGGAAAACGTATTACCATTCCTTAAAGATGACTTTGATATAACGGTATTAGGAAACAATTGGTGGGGAGATCCCTCTCCGTTACAGCAGGTTTACACTATGTATCCCTCCTCTAATCGTTTCCAGACTGCTCCCTTCGGAGAAGAACGTATTAGAGAAATAACAGCAAAGGTTGAACCCGATATTATATTCACCATCAATGACATGTGGATTGTGAATGAGCAATATAAACAGATACAGGATATGCACAAGGATAAAAGGTTCAAATTCGTTGGCTATGTACCGATGGATTCTTATAACTGGACAGGTTGTCTGACAGATACTGCTAATGATTGGGATGGGATTGTTTCATATACCGAGTTCGGTGCTAGAGAGTTTATAAAAGCTGGCATCACCAAACCTATTGCCGTCATTCCCCATGGAGTGACTGAGGGTCAGTTTTATCCAATAGATAAGAAGGAAGCTAGAAAGAAACTTAAACTGGATGATGATCTATTTATTGTATTTAATGGGAATAGAAACCAGTTCCGTAAGAGAATAGACATAACCTGCGATGCTTTTGCCCAGTTTGCGGTCGGGAAACCGAACACCAGATTATACCTGCACATGGGGCTAAAAGACCAAGGTTGGGACATTATGCCCTTATTTAGTAGGGAAATGCGTAAGCGAGGATTAGATCCTAATGGGAGAATAATAATGACCACGAATACTCAAGATCCTCCTAATGTTTCAGTAGACATGTTGAATACTATATATAATGTATGCGACGTGGGAGTGAATACATGCAAAGGTGAGGGCTGGGGCCTGGTTAACTTTGAACATGCTGCATGCAAGGTTGCCCAAGTAGTTCCTAACCACACTTCCTGTAAGGAGATATTCGAGGGCTATGGCCAACTTATAGACTGTAATCATGTTGATGTCGACACCACTTTTGCTCGGGAAATGCCTTGCCCAGATGCTGCTCACCTTACAAGTATCCTTAATCAACTGTACGAAGACAGAGAAAAAACAAAAGCAACAGCAGAACTCTGCTACATAAGAGCTACGGACCCTCAATTTCACTGGAAAAATATAGCATCACAGTTTGGCGGTGTGTTCCAAGATGCGTTGAACGGTGTAGATCATTCTGTTGTAGAAACTAAAGAAAAAATTAAACCAAGAAAGAGAAGAAAGGCTAGACAGATAGGATCTAAGAAATAGAATTAATTAGAATAAAGTTTTAGAGGTAATTATCATGACTAATGATCATGTTAATGAGGAGGATTGCAATTGTAATTGTTGTCAAAACCACCGATTATTAGAAGAAGAAAGTAATAATTATCATCCGAAAGTGTATAGACCTTGGGGTTGGTATCAAAACATACTGGAAGGAGAGAATTTTAAGATAAAGACACTATGTATAAATGAAGGTAATCGTATAAGTTTACAAAAACATCATCATCGTTGGGAAGTATGGACTATAGCTTCAGGTTTTGGTTCTGTATATTGTGATGAGACATGGCATCTAGCACATCCTGGAAACATATTTAGGATAAATGTTGATACTTGGCACCGTGCAAAAGCAATGAAAGGTGATCTAATTATCATGGAATTACAACAAGGTAAAGAATTGTATGAAGAAGATATACAAAGACTTGAAGACGACTATGGTAGGACGTTATTATCTAGTTGAGGGATTGGGTCCCCTCGGCCATAGGTTCATTGAAAGCTAAACCGTTACTCCCCTTGCTATCACAGCTGGGGGAGTTTCTTTTTATTACATTTTTTCGTCAAAACTAAGAATGAAATCTTATTACTTTCCTTATGAGCTAAATAACATATTAGAACAAAATGTAAGGTCTATTAATAGACTCATAAGACAGTAAATAACAAAGAATAAACATTACACTATTGACAAATTGTTATTTAAGTTAAAATCAAAAAGAAATTTATTCCATTCTCAGTTTTATGTCAAGAAATTATAAACCAATGCCACCAATTTGGCGGTTGAATGAGTTATTTAGTCTGTCTAATCAGTGTCCAAATGGATTAGTTTGGAGGGTAAATAAGGCAGGTAATAATGTAGGAGATCCAGTGGGAAAGTTAAACAAATCTACAGGATATTATATGGTCTCCGTTGATAACGAAGTGTATATGGTTCATCGTATTGTTTATTACTTAAGGATGGGAGTTTGTCCTGATGCACATAGCGTACAACATCTAGGAGAAACTAAAGATAACAGGACACCTTTAATTGAGACTTATAAGACACCTACTAATAAAAAACTTATGGCTTCAGGATTTAAATTGTAATGGCTAATGTAATAAAAACATTTGAAACTACAAACTTTAGATGTGTAAAAAGCATTGATAAATTAACTGATTCTGAGTTACATAGACATGGTTATTATCGAGGTTATCAATGTCCCCATGGTCATGAAATAAGGGATCTAGAATATCATTGGTGTTATGAATGTGTAATTAAGATTAAATCGAATATATGTGGCTTTGATTTAAACTTTTTGAGTAATGATTTTAAGAATAAATATTATAAACTCTGGAAAAAGATAGATATAAAAGAACCTGATGAATGTTGGAATATGAAACTAACAGGCAAAAGAAGTCCTAACCGTGTTTGTTTTCCTTCGTATCGTACTTTTTATAGTAGGCAGAAATCGGAAAATGTAAACCCTCATAAAGCTATCTACCAATGTGCCTGGGGAGATATCGGTTCCATGAGTGTAACCAGATTATGTGGTAACCCATGGTGCGGTAATCCTTTACATATGATTTCCAGCTGGAACTGTGGACATCCTCCTTCTAAAGTAATTCCTTTCCATATAGATTTTGATGCTCAAAAGTTAATGAGGATATCTAAAGCACGTATATTAAACAGAGATCAGGAAGTAATTAAAGATTCTTATAAGGCTACAATCGCACATCCTTTAAATGTGCAGGTTGCTCCAGATTATGATGAAGGGTAGGCATTAAAATAGATAATGGCTCGTAACCAGATAACGCAGAGACAAAGAACAGTAAATGACCCCTTACAGATAGGAAGTTTTAATCAAACTTCTATTCGTTTTTTACGGGGAAATTTAGGTCCAACTTATAAAGTAAACAGTGGAGGATATGGTGGAGGCACTTATAACCATTGGTTCAAAATAAAATTAGATGAAAATGGTTGGATAATAATTGCTAACGGATCGGTGAAGCCTAAGTTTATAAATATTTCTGCTTACGACCTAAACAGAAATCCAATAGAAGGTAGAGCAATATTTCAAAGAGACAGTTTAGATCAGATAAGTGCTACTGATGGTTCAAGACAATATCCATACAGAGGACATGTAAACGCTGCTCAGTCCGATACTCTCAATACCTTTGATCCCAATAGATTAGATAAAGGTGATGATAGATTCTTCGCTTTACCAGTGGGGGAATATTTGATCTGTATATCTAGTGTCAGAAATGAACCTATAGATTATGCTGTAGGTATAGTCATTGAGATCTCAGATCCATTCCCAGTTCTACTTTTGGAAGACTTCTCCAGATTGATTTATGAAAATACTCCTGAGCAGGATGACATTATATGTGATACAACTCCTAACTTCACAGGAGATGATGCTCATGATCATTCATTAACAGAGTGGAAAGCAGCATGGGAAAGAGAACGGCAAGCAAATGAACCATTCCCTGAATTTTTAATTGAGTACACTACTACACAATAAAATGAACTCTAGAAAACTTTATAATTTATTATTGGATGAAAAAGCAAAACCTACTAAAGACAAAAATTTAACAGATAAATTTAAAAAGAACTGTGAACAGATGCCTTACTTGCCACAATGTAAGGTATATGACGTATAGAGTCAGTAGAAAAAAGAAAATAATAAAAGCTAAATTATCTAACGGAGATAACTTTAAAGTAGTAGCACGTCCTTCTAAATTCCCTAATGGTGGGTATCTCTGGTTGGTAAGCATGGCAGCTTCTAAAAGTAATCGAGCTATAGATGATTGGATAAAAGAAAGAACTAAAAGAAAAAGAGTAAAGAAATTAAATCACTCCCATCCTAAAAAAAGAGATGTTAAAGCTTTACGTATAGCTGTGAACGCTGCAAAAAAATGGATTACAGAGATACCGGAAGGGGATTGTTTAGTATTTAGAGCTGAAGGAGCTAAGGCAGATCAACTATTTAGAATCTATAAAAAATGGTTTAAAACACACGAAAATATACCTTGGGTGATATCCGAAGAACATAAATCATTTTTCTTTTATAGGAAAAGGTCTTAGAATAGAACAACAAATAAACTTAGTAAAATGATTGCTTTAATTAAACCAATATTGATAAAGTTTGCTACATCAGAACCAGTTAAAAAGTTGGTGGTGGATTTACTAGAAAAATTAGTTGAGTCTACTGAAACAGAATTAGATGATACTGCTCTAGCCATAGTAAAAAAAGGATTAGGCTTATCTACTACAAAGAAGTAATAGCTTAAACTAAAAGCAGTATTACCTTAATAGATGGAAGCTACGAAAGATAAAGAAGAGTCAAAAAGGAATCCCTTTTCTAAACTAAAAGAAAGCCTTGAGGATAAAGAAGAGCAGTTAGCCATTCTCGGTACCTTTATTAGGCTGGGCGTTATGGTGTGGGCAGGTTTCATAATTTCTTTGAACTACATCTCTTTCCCAGGGATGACAAAAGATAATTCACCTAAGGATATTACATTTATCGCTTCGGTCTTCACAGGGTGTCTCGCAACATTTAATGTTACTCCTGGTGGTAAAAAGAAGACGGATGGGAAGCCTAACGGTACCATATCCTCAGTACCAACTCAGATCTTGCGTATCGAACAGGCTCCTATTAAAATTGTTACAGAAGCCTCTGCTAAAAATAATGTATCGAAGACCTGAAAATAAATGGGGAACGGTAATTTTAGTTTCCCTGTTAGGTTTATCTAATATTGGATTAATTACAAACGTTATAACAAGAAACAAATTTCCTGTTATGAATTTACCAGTGGGTCCTTACACCTCATATAAAGTAGTTGCTACTGAGAAAGGGTACACTGTTTCCTATAAAGCAAACGATCCCGCAATATTGATAAACACTTCTAAAAAATCTTCCCCCAAAGGATTATTTGGTAATAAAGAAGAAAACATACATTTGTATGAAGAGAACACGATGCTCGGTAAATCAGTATCAGGGAATGAAGAAGAATTATCAGATGAACTAATAGCCTGT